GTTCCGGTGTGTCTCGCGGGCGACGCGGGCGCCGAGTTGGAGGCGTTGGAGGCGGAGCTGGGACAGTTGGGGGAGTGGCAGCCGACGTCGCTCGCCGAGGCGAACCCGGCGTTCGAACTTCAGGAGCGCATCGCTGCGGCCCGGGAGCGGGTGCGGGAGACGGCGGTCGAGTTCCGATTCCGGGCGCTCGGGCACCGTGCCTACAGCAACCTGCTCGCCGCCCACCCGGCACCGAAGGACTCGAAAGAGCCCTACGACGCGGGGACGTTTTTGCCCGCGGTTCTCGCCGCCTGCTGTGTCGAGCCGTCGCTGACGCCGGCGCAGGTCGACAGGCTGCTGGACGTGGTGAACGACGGGACCGCACGGACGCTGTTCGCTGCCGCCCTGGCGGTGAACGAGGAGCCGTCGCCGATCCCTTTCTCGTAGCCCGCCTGCGGGATCACCGGCTCCCGTATCGGCGGGAAGTTGAGGCTGCGCGGGCGTGGGGGATCCCGCGCAGCATCCTCCTGGGCCGCCCGCAGCCGGGCCCTGGTGAGCCGTTGTGGCTGTCGGAGGACCGCTGGTGGGCGATGGCGCTGATGGAGGCCGAATCGGGGCTGTGCGGGGACTGCGGGCATTTGCTGTCCGAGACCACGCAGGCCGAGGCCGAGTTCGCCTACGACGCGTCGATCACGAAATGCCACGCCTGCCTCGCGGGCGCGCGACGGGTGGCGGCGCACCAGGAAGACGGCGGCAAGACCGAGGGCCTGAAGGTCTCGGTGTTCCGAAGGGAGTCGTAATGGCAGGCGTCGACGTGATCGGGCTCACCGTGGTGGTGGACGACCTGGGAACCTTCGCTGAGCGACTGCGGGTGAACGCGGCGAAGGCCGTGAAGGTCACCTCGCAGAAGGTTCGGGACGACGCCCGGAACCGGATCAAGGGGCACAAGTACTTGCCCGCCTACCCCTATTCGATCACCTACGACGTCAAGGTCACCGCCGAAGGCGTCGAAGGCGAGATCGGCCCCGACAAGGGGCGGGCGCAGGGGCCGCTCGGCAACATCATCGAGTACGGGACATCGAAGAACGCCCCCCTCCCACACCTCGGCCCCGCGCTCGACGCGAACGCCGACGACCTGGTCACCGGCATCGAAATCGCCGTCCACCAGGCCATGTAACAGCACGTCAAGGACAGGGAATCCAATGACTACGAGCAGGAAGCCGCCAGCGCGCCGGGCTGCGAAGCCAGCGCTGACGTTCGCTGACATCCGGGCGAAGATCCAGCGGCCACGGCACATCGTCGAACTCGTCATGAACGCTGAGGCCGCGTCGGAGATCGACGCCCTCGAGCAGCTCCTCGAGCGGGCGCAACGCCACGACGAAGCCAATGGCACAGAATCCGCCCGGGACGTCGCCAAGCGCCTTCAGGAGCTGGAAGCGCAGGCCGAAGAGTCCCGGGTCCGGTTCACCCTCGAAGCCATCACCCATCGGGCCTACCAGGCACTGCGGGTGGAGCATCCGCCGACCAAGGACCAGATCGAGAAGGCGGCAGCCCGCGGCGGGAGCGAGGAACCGGCCTTCGACGCGGATGCCTTCGCCCCTGCGCTCGTCGAGGCCCAGCTGATCGAGCCGAAGCCCGAGACACCCGAGGAGTTCGCGGCCTTCTGGAGCGAGCTTTCCGACGGGCAGCTCGCACAACTGTGGTCCGCCGCCATCCAGATCCAGTTCCAGACCGGCGAGCTCGGGCCGCCCTCACAGGCTGCCGCCGACGTCCTCCGCTCCTTCGGGCTGGCCACCGACTGACCTGCCTCAATGCGCGACAACTGAATAGGGGGCTGCCGTGGCCGACCGTACCGTGCGCGTCCGCGTCATTGCTGAGATGCCGGGCTTCGGCACCGTCGTGCGTACCGGCACTGGCGAACTGCTGGCCCTCGGCGAGGCCTCCCTTGTGGCCGGGCGCGGCATTCGCGCGCTCGGCGCGGACGGGGCGGTGGCCCGCGCCGGCCTGATGGGCATGGGTGCGGGTGCGCGCGGCGGTGCGGCCGGTGTCCGGGAGGGGGAGGCTGCCGCGCTGGCCGCCGGCCGCGGCGCCCGGGCCATGAGGAACGAGGCCGCCCTGACGTCGCCCGCGTTCGGGCGGATGGGCACGGCGGCCCGCAACGGCATGGGCTCGGTCCGCTCCGGCGTCGAGTCGGTCCTCGGCCCGGTCAAGCACCTCGGCGCCCTGCTGGCGGGCGGGGCGATCATCTTCGGCCTGCACGACATCGTCCACTCGGGCAACGAGTACACCGACGCGATGAACAAGTTCCTCGAGGTCACGCGCGCCTCGGGGGGACAGATGGCGGCGGCTGGCCGTGAGGCGCAGGCCCTCGGCGCGGACATGAAACTCCCGTCCGCGAACGCTGCCGAGGCCGCGGACGCGATGGTCGAACTGTCGAAGGCCGGCCTGTCTGCGCAGGACGCCATCAAGGCCGCTCGGGGCACGATCCAGCTGTCGGCTGCCGCCCGGACCGACGTCGCAACCGCGGCGAAGATCGAGGGCGACGTGATGGACCAGTTCAGCTTGAAGAGCACCGAGGCGACCCATGTCGCCGACGTCCTCGCCAACACCGCGAACTCGGCGTCCGGCGAGCTGATGGACATCTACTACGCGATGAAATACGTGGGCCCGATCGCCCACACCATGGGCATCTCGATCAAGGACACGGCCACCGCCGTCGGCCTGTTGGGCAAGAGCGGCATCATCGGCGAGACCGCCGGTACCGCCCTCCGGTCGGCGCTGGTCAACATGGCCAAGCCGACGAAGCAGGCGAAAACCGGGCTCCACGAACTCGGCATCGAAGCGTTCGACTCCAACGGCAAATTCAAGGGCCTGCAGTACGTCATCACCCAGCTCGGCAAGGCGTCTGAGCACATGTCGACGCAGCAGTTCACCGCCGCCGCGGCAATGGCGTTCGGCAAGCCCGCACTCGCGGGCATGGTGGCGCTCGCCCACCAGGGCGGGGAAGCCTTCAACCAGTTCGGCGTGCAGGTGGGCCGAGTCGGCGGGGCCGCGGCTCTGGCTGCCGCCGAATCGAAGGGCTTGGGCGGCGCAATGCGCGGCCTCGGCAAGCAGATCTCCAGCGCGTTCCTCCAGATCTACCTGGGCATCGCCCCGGGCCTTGAGGGAATCACGCGGTCGATGACGCAGGGCGTCTCGAAGGCCATCCCGTACATCAAGAGCGGCATCCGTATCGCTGGGGACCTGTGGGACATTTACGGGCCGTCCGTCGAGGCGAAGCTGCACTCGGCGTCCGGCGGTATCGGCCGGGCGGCCGCAAGCCTTGCGACGCCGATCAAGGCCGCGATCACGTCAGCGACCGTCGCCGCTGTGCCCCTGGCGATCACCTCCGTCCAGTCACTGGGGGAGGTGCTTCACAACGCTGGCGCGGCTGCGGCTCCTCTCGTGGGCGGCTTGCGCGACGTGTTTTCATCCGTCTCTTCCGGGGCGGGCGCCCTTGGTGTGCTCACGGGCCGCCTGCAGGTCGGTGTCGGGCTCATCGGCAACATGTCCGGCATCCTGCGTCCGATTGGCGAACTTGTCGGAGGCGTTGCGCACGCCTTCGCCGGACTCCCGGGCCCGATCCAGCTGTCCGTGCTCGCCATGCTGGCGATGCGCCCCTTCCGCGGCCAGATCCAAGGCATGCAGAACGCCGTCGCAGGCTACGGCCGTTCCGCCGTCACCTCGTTCAACGGCGTGCGCGGCGCCATGCAGACGCAGACGATCCTCGCCAGCCGCGCCGGAGTATCCCTCGGCCGCTGGGGTTCCGGGCTCGCCGCACTCGAGGCCCGCTCCCCGACGATCGCCGCGATGGGCACCTCGTTCCGCACCGCCTCTACTGGCATCCAGGAGGCTGGCGGGCGCCTGGTCGGATTCCGGTCGGCGGCCGGCGGCGCTTTGGCCGCGATCGGCACGGGTGCTGGCCGCGGCCTGATGGGTGCCGCCCGCGGGCTGTACGGATTCCTCGGTGGCCCGTGGGGCGTCGCAATCGGCGCCGCAATGATCGGCCTCGACCTGCTGGCCAAGAAGCAGCAGGAAGCCGCAGCCGCGGCGGCCGCCCACCAGCAGCGGATCTCCAGCCTCACCCAGGCATTGCAGCAGTCCGCCGGCGTGGCGGACGGCAGCGTTCGCGCTGCCGCCGTGCAGACCTTGGCGGACACAAAGCTGAAGGACGGCAAGACGGCACTGCTGGACGTCATGCAGTCCGCCCACATCGGCACGACCCAGCTCACGGACGCCTACCTCGGCCAGGGCACGAGCCTCGATGCCCTGCGTAAGCGGCTCTCTGCCGCCGCCGAGGAAAACTCCAAGATGGTTCTGGCCGGCCGGAGTTCGGAGAAGGTCTACACGCCGCAGGGGCTCGCCTACAAGAAGGCCGCGAACGCGCTCGGCTCACTGAGCGGCGAGTTCGAGACGGCCAGCAAGCGGCAGAAGGACCTCGCCGCCGCCACGAAGGGCTCCGGCGCGGCTGCGCTGGACGCCACCGACCCCACGGGGCGGCTGCAGGGTGCGATCAAGACGCTGGGGGACTCCGCGAGCGACGCGGACACCAAGGCGCGCGCGCTGCACACCGCCCTGGATCTGTTGTCGGGTGGCGAGCTGGACGTGCAGGCGGCGGTTGCGGTCATGAACCAGGCGCTGCTCGATCTCAACGGCAGCTACAAGGGTGGCGTCGACCACGCGAAGGGCTACGGCAAGGCGCTTCTGCAGGTCGACGGCAGCCTGAACACGACCAGTGAGAACGGGCAGTCCCTGTGGACCAAGCTGCAGGGCCTCAACGAGCAGACGGCTGGCGCGGCACAGGCCACCTACGACTATGCGAGGGCCAACAAGACTGATGTCGTTCCGGCGTTGCAGCAGGCCGAGGGCGCCATGGAGAAGTCGTGGAAGGCCGCGGTCACAGCCGGGACGAAGTTCGGGCTGACCGCCACCCAGGCCAAGATCCTGGCTGCCCAGATGGGGTTCATCCCGTCGTCGCTGGCCATCACCATGTCCACGCCCGGCCTGTCGGACACCCAGAAGCAACTGCTGTACGTGCAGGGTCTCGCCGGGCACATGCCGAAGGGCTCCACGATCCGAGTGTCGGCGCTGACTGCCGACGCCAAGAAGGACATCGAGTCCGTCGGCTTCAAGGTGAAGACGCTGCCGGGCGGCCGCCAGATGGAGATCACCGCCCCGACTGGCAAAGCGGCTGCCGCCCTGGATGCGCTGATTGCTAAGAGGCTGCCCGGCAAGACGGTGGGCGTCAACGCCACCACGGCGTCGGCGATCGCAGAACTGAACAAGGTGCAGGCGAAAGTCCGCTCCACCAAGGGCAAGTCCATCACGGTCGGCGCCCTGACCGGGGCCGCCCAGAGCGCCCTGCGCACTCTCGGCTTCAAGGTGCAGACGCTCCCGAACCACCAGATCCGGGTGACCCTCCCGACCGGGGGAGCGGCTGCGGCTGCGAGCGCCATCCAGGGCTACGTCAACAACCTCCACGGCAAGACCGTCGCGATCAACGTCGTCACCACGCACACCGATCACGGCACGGTCTCCCACGAGGGCGGCAACTATGCGCGGGGTGGTGTCGTCCGCGGCTACGCAGACGGCGGGACCATCCAGTACATGCCGGTCGGCGGTCGCGTCGTCGGCCCCGGTACCGGCACTTCGGACAGCATCCCGGCGCTGATTTCCAACGGCGAGTACGTCATCAAGGCGGACGCGGTACGCAAGTACGGCATCCACATGTTCGACCGCCTCAACGCCCGGCGCTACGCGTCTGGTGGTCTGGCCGGCTTCACCTACACGCCGACCGGGCAGGCGGTGCTCGGCGGGCCGTCGGATCCGAAGACGCGCTACGACAAGGCAGTCCAGGACCTCAAGGATGCCTGGGACAAACTCAACGCCGCGGTGAAGGACGCGAAGAAGAAGGCCGACGACCTCAGCAACGCCGAGAAGAACCTGTCCCGGGTGCGCCACGGTCATCACACGGCGGCCCAGTTGCGGGCCGCCGAGTCGCGGGTCGACAAGGCACGGTCGGCGAAGAAGGCGTCCGACAAGACGGTCTCGGCTGACCGTGCGGGCGTGAACAAAGCCGACGCGGCCCTCGGGGTCAAAAAGGGGGCGAAGGCTCCCACCGGCTTCGACCTCAAGGCCTACGAGGCGCAGCTCAACAAGTCCGTCGCGGCAACCGACAAGTGGCGCGGCAACCTCGCAAAGATCACCAAGCGGGGCGGCGCCGAAGTCGAATCCCTCCTGGAGGGAATGGGCGAGGACGGCTACGCCCTCGTCAACAGCCTGGCCGGGGCGAGCGACAAGCAGTTCAAATCGATCGTCGCCAAGCTGCAGAAGACCGGCGACGTTGCCAAAGCCACACTCGCCGACTTCACCAAGCAGCTCGGCGGGGCCACCCAGCAGAACCAGCAGTTCGCCGAGGACTTGCAGACGCTCGCCGCGGAGGGCTTCGGCGACCTGGCCCAGGCGCTCGCGGCGCAGGGCGACTCCAACGCTCAGGCCGTCGCCCACCAGGCGGTCGGCAGCAAAACGCAGGCCGCCTCGGCGAACGCGGCCGTCGGCAAGGCAGAGGGCACGCTCACCGGTGACGACCTCACCAACAGCCTGATCCTGCTGTCCACGCTGCGAGGCGGCACAGGCCGCGGCTACGCGGATCTCATCGCGGCGGGCCTCACCACGGACGTCATCAAGGCGTTGGTGCCGAAGATGACCGGCGCCATCGGTGCGCTGCCCGCACCGAACAAGGCGACTTTCGTGCGGCAGTGGGTGTCCCAGGGCGGCAAGGCGATGGCTCTCGGCGACATCCTCACCCGGCCCACCGCGGTCCTTGCTGGGGAGGCGGGCGTACCCGAAGCGTTCATTCCGCTCACTCGGACTGCCCGCAGCAGGGCGCTGCTGGCCGCCTCCGCAGCAGCCCTCGGCTATCACCTGGTCCCGGCCAACCGATACGCCAGCCACGGCTCTGGCGGGCCGTGGGCGGAAGGAAGCGGGGGCCGCATCACCAACATCACCCTCAACGGCGCCAAGCAGTCCAGCGCCGAACAGGCAGCCGACATCGCACGCCACATGAATTTCGTCGGCTGAGAAAGGGGTCGCGGTGCCGTTCACGGCAGGACAGGACCTCGGCGGACTCCGGGCCGACCTCGGCGCCATCCCGCTCGGCGGGGTGGACACGAACGGGGTCGCCTGGGCGTTGCAGTCCTTCGACGGCTGGGACAGCGCCGAGGTTCGCTCCGAATACACCGAACGAGAAGCAGACCACGGGGCATGGGCCAGCCCCGTCTACCTCGGCTCCCGCCCTATGACGCTGGCCGGCACGGTCACCGCGCCGGACCGGACGACGCTCGAGGACGCCCTGGAGCGGCTACGGACGGCCGTCGATCTGGGCGACACCACGCTGGTGGTGTACGAGCTGACAGGCTCCAAACAGGCGACGGTGCGGCGGTCCGGGAAACCGCTGATGGCCTACGTGACGGACCGGATTGCCACCTACAGCGTGCTGGTGACAGCCGAGGATCCGCGCCGCTACAGCACGACCCTGCAGTCCGGCACGACGGGCCTGCCGACCACGACCGGCGGCCTCACGTTCCCAGTGACGTTCCCAGTCGCATTCTCGGCAACGACCGTGTCCGGGCAGATCAACGCCGTCAACACCGGCTCCATGGACACCCGGCCGGTCCTGACGATCGCCGGGCCCGTCGTCGCGCCATCCGTGGCCGCCCTCTACCCAGACGGAACGGTGAAGCAGCTCGTCTACTCGCTGGATCTGGCCAGCGGCGATGCCCTCGTCATCGACACCGACGCACACACCGTGGTCCTCAACGGGGGCGTTTCCCGCCGCCGTTTCATGACCGTCGCCTCCGGCTGGCCAACGATCTCCGCGGGCAGCTCGGTCAACTACCAGTTCCAGTCCGGCACCTACAACGGCACCGCGATGCTGACCGCCACGTGGCGCTCGGCGTGGATGTGAGGAGGCAGACATGCCGGTAGACGTATGGGCGATCGACTCGCTGACCTTCTCAGGCCTGGAAGCCCGCAACGTCGAGGCCATCCAGATCATGACCGACGGGACCGCCCTCGGCTCCCGCTCCGGCGTCCGGCCGGGCGACCCAGGCCTGACGGTCACCCTGGCCGGTACGACCATCAACTGCAGCGCGGGCGTGGCCGCGATCGGCTACTCGGGTCAGGGCGTGTACCGGGTCGCATTCCCGTCGTCGGTGTCGCCGGGCGCCTATACGGCCGCGCACGCCACCCTCAACCGTATTGACCTCGTCTATCTGCGGGTGTGGGACACCAGCGTCGACGCGTCCGGCCTGGCCAAGGGCGACATCGTCTATCTGGCGGGAACCCCGTCGGCGTCGCCGGTCGCCCCGACTCCGGCGGGCACGCAGATTTATATGCCGCTCGCCACGGTCACCGTGCTGTCCGTGTCCAACGGTGGCACGGCTTCGGTGTCCACCGCGGTCCGGCCTTTCACCGTGGCCCCGGGCGGGATCCTCCCTACGGCGACCGCGCCGTCGAGCCCGTACACCGGGCAGTACTACGACGACGGCACCGGGCTGCTCCGCTACAACGGCTCGACCTGGGACACCTACTACAAGGTGCCGGGCGCCTGGACGCCGTATACGCCAGCGTGGACGGCGAGCACCAACCCCGCCATCGGCAACGGCACGATCACCGGCCGCTACATGAAGATCGGCCGCAACGTGCTGTGTCAGATCATCCTCACCACCGGCAGCACCACCACCTACGGATCCGGCCAATACGCCTTCGGACTGCCCTTCGCCCTGGCATCCAGCGGCCTCGACTCCCTCGGCACCACACGCCTGACCGCCGGGGCGACATACATCGGACAGTGCCTTGCAGCCTCCGGAGCCTCCGTCTGCAGCGCCGCCTTCCCCAACTCCGGCAGCCCGGCGACCGGCGCAAACATGACCCCGACCGCACCGGCCACCCTCGCATCCGGGCACATCCTGCGGCTGTCCCTCTCCTACGAGTCCGCCACGTGACGGGTACCGCCTACCGACTCGCCTGGTACGGCTGCGACCTGGGCTCGGGCGGCATCGTCGAAGACCTCCGCTCCCTCAAACCGACCGGGGCGCTCACACGGAAACTCGGCGACAGCACCACGCTGCAGTTCGATCTCAACCTGCCCGGCGCCCCGAGCAGCTGGGCCGAAGCCACAACGCCGGGCCAGTCCGTGCTCGTCGCCGTCGACACAGCTACTGACACGCCGCTCTGGGCGGGCGCGGTCCTGACCCGCGGTGGCGGCAGCCCGCAGACCGTGCCCCTGGGGGCGATCACCCTCGAGGCCTACCTGGATGTCCGGTTCCCTGGCGATCAGACCCTCATCGGGACCGACCAGGCTGCGGTCATCTCCGCGCTCGTCACCCCGGCCCTCACCAACGGCCCGCCGATCGTCATTGACGCGCCGAACACGGGCGTCACCATGACCTACCTGACCGAGGACGGCGACGACAAGTCGATCCTGTCCTGCCTCAAAGAGATCATGGCCCTGGACGGCGGCCCCGAGTGGACGATCGATGTCGCCTGGAACGGCACCCACAGCGGTTTCCAGTTCCCCCTGCGCGTCCGCTCGGCCGTCGGTATCCAAGCCGTAACGCCCGAGGCGACCTTCGACTTCCCGGGCTGCGTCTCGTCGTACACCCTGTCCGAGTCCTACGAGGCAGGAAAGGGCGCCACCGTCGTCCTCGCCCGCGGCGAGGGCGAAGGCTCGTCCCGGCTCACGTCCAGCCCGCATGAAGCGACCGCTCTCATCGCGACAGGCTGGCCGCGCTGGGAGTACCGCTACACCCCGGCGACGGGCGTCACCGACCCGGACCAGCTGAACGCGCACGCTGCGCAGTCGCTGACGCTCATGCAGCAGGGCGCCCAGGTGTGGTCCATCGAAGCAGTCGCCTCCCGAGCCCCGCGGTTGGCACGGGACTGGGCTCTCGGCGACACCGTCCGCATGGCCGTCGAACGCTCGCCGCGGCACCCGCAAGGCTCGAACATGGTGGCCCGCTGCTGGTCGTGGGAGCTCGACCCGGGCGCCGACCGCGTCCGCCCGATCCTCGTCCAGGAGGGCTGATGCCACGCCAGCTCGATCAACTCCCCCCGGATGCCACCAGCATGGCCCGCCGCCTCGCTGCCCTCGAACGCGAGGTGAGGGAGATGCGGGCCGCGCGCCGTATGACAGCCGCATCCGTCGGCACCCTCCGCGTGTATGCGGACGACGGCACGACGCTGCTGGCGGAACTCGGCCCGGATGCCGGCAACGGCGGGGGTGGGCTGTGGACGCGCGGCCTCCAGGACCCGATCAACATGAGCGCGTACCTGAGCAGCGGGCAGCTACAGTTCCGGCCCGTCGAGGACGGGCAGGTCGCTGTCCCGGCCGCCATCACCTACGACAGCGACGCGTTCCAGTACACGGACCTCATCCTGACCTCGGGCAACGTTGCGTCGACCGCCCACCGGGCCGTACTCACGCTGGAGTCCACGTTCGAGGGCGGCAACCCCTACGTGTACGTCCAGGCCGAGAACGGCAACCAATGCAACATGGACGTCCTCGGGGTTTTCACCGCGTCGAACATCGCCTACGGCGTGATCAACATCACGCCGTCGGCTGCGAACACGCCGACGTCTTTCAACGTCACCGGCCTGAATCTGATGGGCACGACTTTCACCGCGTTCGTCACAGCGCAGACGTCCGCGCCCGGAACCCAGGTCACCGGCGTCGGCGTCACCAACGTCAGCGCAACCGGCCTCACGGTGTGGGTGACCCGCACAAACACGACATCGACCGGAATCAGCTGGATGGTGGTCGCCGTATGAGCACACCCGTCTCTGAACCCGCGCTGTACTACGACGTCACCGCCCGCGACGACAACGAGGCCTGCCGCAACTACGAGAAGACCTTCGACGTCAATCCGTTCTACTCGAACGACGGCGTGCACTGCTACGTGCAATGCGGAATCTGCCGCCAGAACATGGGGATCCTCACCGCGACCCTGCTGGACCCACAACCCGAGTCCTCCTGAACCGGCCACCACCTCCGCTCGCGCCCCGGATCCTGGGCGCCTTTTTCATGCCCAGGAGGGCACTTTGACCAGCACCGCCAGAGCCTACGGACGCCGAGCCACGAAGTGGGCCCGTGCCGTCCTGGCCGCGCTCATCCTCGCCGCTGCCGCGCTCCTCGCGGCCAGCGCCCCGGCCGTCCCCGACAGCACGACCGCACCCGCGCCGGTCGTCATTGACGGCCTCGACCTGCACGACGGCATGGCCTACAAGGACGGCGCCACCTACTACATGGTCGGCACCATGTACGGCTGTGGCTACCAGTGGTACGTCCCCAGCCCGTGGTGCGGGTTCGGCGTGTCCACGGCCCCGTCATTGGACGGCCCCTGGTCGTCCCCGCAGATGCTGTTTCCGGCGACCGAGATGGACCCGTACACGGGGAAGACGTTCGCCGCCGAGTGCGCCACCGTGAATGGACACGGCTGCTTCAACCCGCGGCTCATGGAACGCGGCGACGGGGTGTGGGTCCTCTGGTTCAACATGCCCGACGCTCGCACCAGCACCACCACGTCCGCGTACTGGATCATGGGATGTAATGGCCCGGCCGGCCCCTGCGGCGCAAGTGCAGGCGCTCCCAGCGGATCCACTCACAAGCCGACGCTCCATCAATGCGCGGGCAACAATGGTGACTTCGCCCTCGTGCCCGACGGCACGGGCGGCGCGGCGATCATCTGCAGCTACGGCGGCACCCTCGCTATCGAGCAGCTCGACAAGTGGTGGGCCAACGGCAACGGCACCGGGAGCAACGGACTCGCCGGGCTCGCCGACGTCGAGGGCGTCGGAGCCTGGCAAGACCCCGCATCCGGGACGTGGGTCATGACCTACGCCGAGAAGTGCGGCTACTGCACCGGCACACCGACCGGCTACGCCACCGCCCCCTCCCTGACAGGCCCGTGGACTGCGCCCGGCAACCTCGGCTGGTCCGCACCGGCCGGTGGGCGCCGCGACATCAGCCCCGGCTGCGGAGGCCAAGCCCGCACCGTGAGCGTCGTCGACGACATCCCGTACCAGGGCGCGGACACCTGGCAGGGCACCCGCAACGAGACCGCCGCCGACACGCTGCTGTCCCCGCTCACCTACACGCCGACCGCAGGCGCCCCCGGCGACGGACACCGCTGGATCCCCCCAGTCAGCTACCCCTGCAACTAACCCGCCCGCGCCCCTACTCGCCCCTCGGCCCGTCGGCCCTGGGGTTTTCTCATGCCCCTGCGCCCTCTCGGAGCTCTCGTTGACTGTGATCGTCACCCGGCACATCGAAGAACACCCCAGTGAATCCGGCGGCAGGCTCGGCCGGCACGTCGAGCACGATGAACGCTCGCGCTCCTACGCCCTGTCGGAGGATCTCCTCGGCACCGGCTACACCTCCGCCTGGCACAAGGTGAACGCGCCCGTCCTCGACCAGGGCGACGTCGGCGCCTGCACGGGCTTCGGCACCGAGGCCTGCGTCAGCGCCGATCCGTTCTATGCGGCGATCCCCACCACCGTGGTCGCCCGACCCACCGGCGACGTCGACACCGACAACCAGCAGGGCTACGCCCTCTACTCGTCGGCCACGCACCTCGACAACATCAAGGGCTCGTGGAAGCCGACCGACACCGGCTCGTCCGGGAATGCCGCCGCGAAGGCCGCGACGAAGGCCGGGCTCATCGCCGGATGGCAGCACGCCCTGTCGCTGGATGCCGCACTCAAGGGGCTCGGCTTGCTGCCGTGCATCACCGGCGTCAACTGGTACGAGGGCTTCGACAACCCCGACAGCTCCGGCCGCGTGAAGATCTCCGGCTCGGTCCGGGGCGGCCACGAGTTCTGCGTGTACGGCATCGACGCCGTCAACAAGCTCGTCTGGGCTCGTAACTCCTGGACCGCCGACTGGGGCCTGAACGGCACGTTCTGCTTCTCCTTCGACGACTGGGGTCGTCTCCTCGACGAGCAGGGCGACGTCACGTTCTTCGTGCCGCTCACCTCCCCGGCGCCCACCCCGACGCCGACACCCACTCCCACGCCTTCCTCGGTCGACGCCGCCATGGCCAAGGCCGCCCACGCGTGGCTCACCGCGAAGGGACTCTGACATGGCAACTTCCGACTGGCGCCGCCTCGTCGACCACGTGATGGTCGTACCTGAGCGGGTCTACGAGACGTGGAACTCCATCGTCGGCTGGGACAACCACACGATCTTCGGCAAGGAGTACGGCTGGGACGGCGTCGCCTGGTGCGCCATCTTCGACTGGGACATGTACCACGACGTCGGTCTCGACGCGGTCGTCCCGAAGACTGCCTCCGTGTCCGGCATGGCAGCCTTCGCCCGACAGCACGGCCAGTGGTCGCAGTACCCCAGCGTGGGCGCGTGGGTCGACTTCGGAAACGGCGCCCACACCGAGTTGGTGGTCGGCTTCGACGCCGACAACGTGTACACCAAGGGCGGCAACAGCATCCAGTCCGGCGCGTCCGACAACGGGCAGGGGAACGGCGTCTGGTCGCACTCCCACGCGCGCCAGAGCAGCTACGTCACCGGCTACTTCGCGCCGCGGTTCCCTGACGGGCAGTGCCCGCCGACCGCCGACCCCACCGACCCGCGCGGCGGCAAGGCGGTCGCCTCCTGGCGCTGGTCACCGCCCCAGAAGCTGACCTGCCCGACGTTCCCCGGCCGAGACAAGTTCAAGCTCGGCGCCATCAGCGACTCTGCGCTGCAGCTCCAGACGTGGCTCCAGCGCGGCGGCTGGGGCCCCGCCTACCGTGTCGGCCCGTCCCGGACCATGACGCAGCTCGACCTGGACAAGGTCAAGGCCCTCCAACAGCACTACCTCACCGACCTCGGCCCCGCCGACGGGCTCACCGGCCCCAAGACGTGGCTGTACGCGTGGC